CGCCGGCGGCCGCCTTGGTCATGCGGGTCAGGGGGTGGTGGGCCGGTAGCAGTGAGCGATAGAGGTTGAGATTGTGCACGACGGCACTCAGGTCGATGTCGAGCACGGTCTGATGCTCTCGTGAGGAGAGTCTACGGTAGACTTCGTCGAGGGCGAAGCTACGTGCGCCCTTGATCAGGATACAGGAGTCGTGTAGGCCTCTGAGGAGGGAAGAGGCGAGGAGCTCCTCTGTGGAGGCGAAGAAATGGATGGCGCTTGCCCTCACCAAGAAGACAAAGCTCAAGATACGAGCTAAGATGCCTAAGCGTCAGTTCATCGGCGAGAGCCGAGAGCTCGTAGAGAAGGTAAACAAGGAAGTTAACGATAGCATACAGCGAATAAAAGATGGAATATCTACTCTCTAACCTGGTCGCCCATATAGCCAGGGAGATGCCCGAGCTGATCCTCGTCGACGAAGACTACGGACAGCTGGAGGCACTCGACAATGAACAGCTGGACATGTATCCACTGACATATCCCGCCGTCCTCATCGACCTGCCAGGCACGGAGTGGACCGACACGGGTGACGTCGCGCAGCGCGGAACGTGCGAGGTTCGCGTGCGCCTCATATTGGATTGTTATGATGACACCCACGCAGGCAGCCAGACAACAGACCGCATCATGCAGCGCGAGGAAAAAAGAAAAGCCCTGCACGCGCTGTTGCAGGGCTATCGGCCGTCAAGCGAGGGGGCTTTGATACGCGCCCGCTCGCGGTTCTTTACGTTCAACCACGGCATCAAGGTGTACGAGGCTACTTATACATGTGCCATCGTCGAATCTACTCGGGAAACAGCGACAATTGCGCGCACGACTCTCTCCGTGCGGCTGAAGACCTGAACCCCTGACGCCGACTCTTCTCCACGCTCTTTCCGTCTACCGTGGCACCTTCCATCAGCATGCGCCGCACGATGCGCAGCGTGGTGGCCTCGGCTAGGAAGAACTCCTCGGTCGAGAGCTTGCGTATGGTGTCGTCAAAGCGAAGCCTTTTAACTTCGCTCCAGTAGTAGAACCGCTCGAATAGTCTTCGGTCGCGCTCGTTAATCAAGTCCTTGTTTCTCCCTCTCGCCATAATCGTTGTGTGCGTTAACAATAATATGCAAAATTACGGAAAAGTCCCCGCAACGGCAAGCGTTGCGGGGACTTTTTTACATTCAGGGGTTAAAGAGTTAAGGAGTAAGGGAGTTAAGCCAATAACCTTGCGGGTGTGAGCCATCTTTTCACCTTTTCACCCTTTCACCCTTACTACATTCGGCAGAAACTGGGTTCGACTTTGCGCCAAACTCCGACATCGTCGCGCCGGTGGAAGTAGAAGTTCTGCGCGTTGCGCTGAATCACATTGCTTTCCTTGAACAATTGCATAATCTCGGCGTATTCGGCATCGAATCGTGTTTCGAGGTCGTACAGTTTCGATATGCTCTTATAATCGAGGTCGCCGCTCTTGTTGCGCTCCAGCAACGTCATGGCAAGCTGGTACATGGGATCGTCCGTTCCCTTCTCCGTGCGCTGCACATAACGCTTCAGGTAGTCCACCAGCCGTTCTGCTGCCATGTCGGCGCGCTCGTCAAAGCCCTTCACCTTGTTGGCGGCCACCGTCAGGCGGAAATCGGCGACGGTCATCGTGAAACCGCCCTGGCTCTCGCTGCGCAGCTGACCATATTCGGCCATCACGTCGCGGAAGGCGCGGCTCTCGTTTTCCAACCATTCGCGAAAGCCACTCACGGCCGTCACCACGTCATTCAACCGCGCCTGCACGTCTTGTGCAAACTTCTCACGCAGCTCCTCGTAGGCCTGTCGACGGTTGTTCTTCTCCTCGTTGGCCTCGTTCTGCAGCGTGGCCAGCAATTCCTTCTTCTCCTCGGGCGATAAGCCCTCAAGCATTTCCTTTTTCATCTTTGTTGTTATTTTTGTTCATTATAAAATTGTATTTCACTTTCAGCGTTTCGTGCGGCGCAACCACCGTGCCTTGTTCTTCGTGGTTCAACCCGCCCTTGCGCTTGATGGCGCGCAGCTTTACGGCCAGGGCTTCGAGTTCGTCGACCGAAATGCGGCAAAAGCGCTTGCCCATGATGCGCGGATGCAGACAGAAGGCGTCCACGCAGGGCCATTGGGTGGTGTCCACACCAAGCTGTTGCATCAGCTTGAGCACCGAGCTGCGCCGCTTTTTCAGCTCGCGCGACGCTTCGTCATCGTCTACAACGCGTTTCATGTCGCGCAGCATCATACGGTATTCCTCGGGGTGCATCTGCCCGAGGTGATCGGTACGGCCCTTGGTGTACTGATATACAAGCGTCTGCTTGTCGGCGTAGGGCATTCGGGCCAACAGCGCGTAGAACTGGCGGTAATTGAATTCGGGGGGCATGGTTCTTGCTTTTATAATTCTTTAATGCATCTGTCTCTTAGCCCACATCTGTTCTTCCCTAAATTCGGTATAGTTTAGTCGTGCCCGTGCAAGGCTGGAGGTAAGACTTTTAGCCAGGTCGGACGCCTCCAATAGCGGCATGCCGTCCATTGAGAGGTAGGTCGTGCCATTGTGTTCCATCAGCTGCAGGCGTTGTCGTGCCTCGTGGTCGAGCCGTTTCACCCATCGTGTCTCAATTGCTTGTGCGCGACGTTCGTGCCATACTTGCATCCGCGCCATTATTGTTTCGATAATCTGTTTCATTGTCTTGATTTTTAGAATAAACTTAATTGGTCCCCTGGCTGCCGGACAATCTCCAGCCAAAAGTCGGAACTGGTTATACTATGGAGCGTCTGTGGGTCGATGTCGTTGAACCAGTGCAGCCCATTGTCCAGCATCTTTAGTGGAGAGTGCACCAGGCGCGCCGATATGTGGCAGTGTACAGGCCTGAGAGTTTCGGGTTGTCCCGTTAGCCACGCCGGGCGTGGACAGTGGCAATCGTCAATTATTCCGACAACCTCGTAGATCCTGTCAACATAGCCCGACTCGTGGCCAACCCAGTGCACCCTGAATTTATCTCCCTTGTGTACCATGAGTAACCTCGCTCCCCTCTGTTAAATAAAACCTAATCCCCATCTTCTCCGCCCGCTGCTCCAACGTTGCCGAGCGACGCGTGTCGGCGGCTATCGTTGCATCCGACGATGCGCGGGGCACCACATAGCCACGCTTGCGAAGCCTGTTGCGCAGACATATTTTCGCTTTGGGCGCTTTAATCACACGCAGGTCGGTTTTCTGTTCCAGCCCAAAGGCTACTCGGCGGCGTTCGGCCATCACCGTGCGCTTGCGTGTCTCTGCACTCCGTCGGTGCATTTCGGAGAAAGCTTCCGCCGACAGTCGGTCCTTATTTCCTATGCCAGGCTTAAACTGGTAGGCCTTGCCATACTTCAGCAGATTGGCCTTGCCTGCATTACCCTGTCCACGGTTGGTTCGTGCGGCATGATGCACGGCATTGGCCTGCATCGCGCGTACGAACTCCGCGTTCTTCTCCAAACCCATTTCGCGCGCCAGGCGCACTGCTGTACGCAGCGACACCCCGAGGTGACGAGCCACCTCTTCGTTCTTCGTATGGGCGAAATGCTCTTCCATCCATACCCGCTCCTCGTCCGTGAGCGTCATCTTTCCCCACTTCCCGCGTATCATGGCTTGTGCGTTTCAAACATTACCTCTATTCCGCACGAGCTGGCCACATCCAGTTCCAGTTTCGCGCCCTTGCTCAGTTCCCATCCGCGCAGCATGTAGATTTTACCGCATTGCAGCAACATGCCGATATCCACGCGCATGTGGCGTCGCCAATCTTCGCTCTGGGGCAGTCCGTTGTCGAAGGGGTTAACCGGAGTAAAACCTTCCTCTCTCAACTTATGGGCAGCTGCTGCGAATGCAGCCTTGCGCTCGTTGATGTCGTGGTGCGCTATGGCACCGCTAATGTAGATCTTGTTGTTCATCTTCTTCTTATTTAAAATTTGTTGAATTCGTTCTGATGTGTCACTAAACGCTGGAAATCCCCGTATCATACGGCTCATTCCACTATCTGAACAAAGCGTAATATCGACGCTTATGTTTTCCTCCTGCTCCGGCAGGTCGGCAATTACCTTTTCCAGGTATTCCTTCACTTCGGCAGATGTCATTGCCTTGTCCTGCTCATTGTGAATAATTTCGTATAGTATCTTTCCCATATTGTAACCGTTTTATTCGAAATTCCTTTTTTAAAACATCCCTATTCTCCCGAACTGGGATGCCGTCAAACAAATACATAATAACAAATACCATAATCACTTACCCTTCCGCGAACTTGTCCAGTTCGCTTTCCATTTCCTCGCCCCACACGCGTCTCGCTCCCTCGTCCCAGATGACGTACCGCCCGCCTGGCTTAAATCGGCCTTTGCTTATCGCGACATACCCCTTTACCAGTATCTTCTGCGTGGCATCGTACATCACCGCGTCCGCCGCCTGTCCCTTAGGCTTGTCGCCGGTGGCGTGCGAAATGAATATGATCAGCTTGTCCGCGTGCGCCTCCTTAAACCGCTGGTATTCTGCATAACGCATCCGCGTGTATTGGAAACTGTCTATCACAACGATGTCGGGGCTTTTGGGGCGACTCAGCCGTTCGTGCAAGTCCGCCATGCTCTCGCGGTTCAGCAGCACCACCCTCCGTGCCACGTCCATCATCCCTGCACGGATGAAGGCGTTCTTCATCGTCAGGCTGTCGCCCTCCTCGAGGCTGTCGTAGGCCACGCGGCCGAAACGGGCCAGTTCCTTGCAGAGTTCCAACACGAAACTGGTCTTGCCCGAACCGCTCTTGCCCCATATCAGCCAAACGCCGGTGCGGTCTATCTCGCCAAACGCCTCGTGCCAACGCTCAGACAGCCGGTAGGTGGCTCGTTCCAGCATGTAGACGTCACTCACCGACAGCGCGCGGTTCAGACGGCGTGTCCCGTCCTTGTTCTTTACGCTCTTAACCATCGTTCAAACGCCGTTTAATCAGCGTTCGAACGCCTCTTGTTCGCGCATCCGGCGCGCACGGTGCACGGCCTTTTTCACCCGTCGCAAGTCGAATCCGCACTCCTCGGTCTCGCGGATTATCTCCGAAATCCTGTCCTTGTCCATCACGCCGTTCAGCGTGCACACGGCATAGACGTCGTTGGGCCTGGTGGGTTCAAGCTCGAAGAACTTGCGCCCGATGCGGCTGTCTATCTCGTTGTAGCCCTTCTTGTCGTAACGCAGGCCGTTCCGCATGCGCCTCTTGATGTAGGCCGTCGAGAAGAACACGATGCCGCAGCGTTCTTCCAAGCGGTTGTACAGGTCGATGAAGTAATGGAATACGCGCTCGTTCAGCTTGTCGGCCTCGTCAAACACCAGCAGCGGGTGTTCCATCTGCACCAGCGCGGCCGTAATGGCGTCCAGGCTGTCGCGCAGCGTCTGCCCGTCGGTGCGGATGCCGATGCGCCGGGCGATGTCGCGGATGAAATCTCCGCGGCGCATGTCCTCGGAACAGAGAATGTAGAACACCTCCGAGTGCTCCGCCTCGTATTGCCTGGCGGTCGTGGTCTTGCCGCACCCGGCCTCGCCAACCACCCACGTCACGTTCTTCCAACGCGGCGCGTCTTCCAACGCGAAGC